GCAGCGCGGCGGCTGGAGAACATCGCACGGACGGAGGGCGCGGTCGCTTTTGAGCATGGTCGCCTGTCGCGCTATATGGCAGACGGGCTGGTGCAGGGCGTCGAGTATAGCGCGGTCATGGACGACCGCACCACCGAAATCTGCGCATGGCACAATGGTCGTAAGTACAAGCTCGATGACCCGGACCTGCTCGTTCCTCCGGCGCATTGGATGTGCCGCAGTGTGCTTATGCCGATCCTGTTCAACGAGCAGCCCGCGTGGAATACGGAGCAGCCGCCGGAAGAGGCGCGCCCGTTGGAGGGATTCGGCGCGGTGGACCCGGAGTTGCTACCGCGAAACGTGACGCCGGAGGAGTTGTTTGGGGGAGCCGCGTAGTATGTGGGGCCTTAGCTCAATAGGGAGAGCGCCTGTTTTGCAAGCAGGGGGTTGTCGGTTCGAGCCCGACAGGTCTCCACCATTTGTAGGCGAAGCCCGTGAGCCTAGAGGCGTATGGGCGGCGAGAGTCGCAACAACGCGGAAAGCTCCGAATCTGGAGCGCAATCGGGCACCAGTGAGACTGTAGCTCAGCCGGTTAGAGTGCTACCCTGTCAAGGTAGAAGTCGCGGGTTCAAGTCCCGCCAGTCTCGCCAACCGTCACACACCGAAGCCGTCCTCACCCGAGGGCGGCTTTTCCGTTTCCGCCGCCCCGTCCGCAGCACAAGGAGCAGACCATGCCGGGACACATTGACATCTACTTGTCTGACGTGACCGCCGACGTGCGCGTGTCCAAGCGCACCAATGCCTCCGGGCAGGAAGTGTACTACGCCGAGGGGCTGCCGCTGTTGAAGCCCGGCACCTGGAATGGCAATATCTACACCGTAGAAGACATGCAGGCTGCCGTCAATGCTTTTACGGAGATTCAGCAGGCCGATAGCTGGGAGCCGCCCCTGCGCCCTTATCATGCCTATGACCGCGAGGGCAAGGCGCTGCAGCACGATGCCCGCGAGACGCTGGGTTGGCACAAGGCCCTGCGCTGGGACGACACGGCTGGCCTCTTGCGCGCCGACGTGGAGATTGTGGATGCCCAGGCGGCTGCCGACCTGATTTCCGGCAAGCTGCGTTTCGTCAGCACGGAGGTGGCGCGCAAGGCCTATACCTCGCCCACCACGGGCAAGACTTATGACACCGCCATTGTCGGCACGGCGTTCGTGGACAACCCGGCGGTCAAGGGGATGCCCTGGCAGATCGTGCTGAATGCGCACGAGTTCGGGCACGGCATTGAGGCCTTCGCGTCTTGGGGTGGTCGCAGCGTTGACGAGATTCGTGATGAGGTTGTGAAGACCATCTTCCCGCCGCGTGGAGACGACACGTACAGCCCCGGTTACTGCCGCGAGATGTACGAAGACTACTGCATCGTCACCGGGCCATCGGGCGAGGAGGAGAAGACCTTCAAGGTGCCTTTCTCCTTTGACGACGCAGGCCGCATGACGGTGGGGCAAGCCCAGGAAGTGGAGGAAACGTGGGTGCCAGTCAGCGGGTCAACTCCCGCTGTTGCTACACAGGCGCATGACATCGCCGGGATGCCCGGCAACACAGCCGGAGACCCCGGCGCGAAAGGAGCAAAGAGTATGGGACTGATTGAGTCGCTCAAGGCGAAGCTCACGGCCCTCGGCGCGAAGCCGGAAGACCTGGCCGAAGTGGACCAGCTTGTGGCCGCAGAGTCCGAGCCGCAGACGCCGCCTGCTGTCCCCGCCGCCCCGGCGGCAACTCCGACTACCGACCCGGCCCTCATACAGCAGTTGGAGCAACTGAGCAAGGCGAACGAGGAACTGCGCGGCACGGTGGAGACGATGGCCGCCGAGGCGCGCCATACCAAGGCGAGCACGACCGTTGATGGCTGGGTGCGCGGCGGCAAACTACCGCCTGCCCTGCGCGTGCCCGCATTCGCCCTCGTGGACGCCCTGGCCGCCACGACCATTGCCGATATCACGGTTCTGTCCAGTGACGAGCAGGGGGCGCAGACGACCCGCAAGGCGTCCGCCCTGGACTTGCTGGGCGAGATCGTCACGGGCATTGCCCCGGCCATCAACCTCGGCGCGCCCAAGGGCAATATCCGCACCCTCGGTGAGGACGTTGACGCCGAGGCTCCGCGCAAGATGACCGACGAAGAGCTTGAAGCAATGGTTGCCACCGTGCGGACGAAGTAGTAACCCTTACCCAAAGCGAAAGGAGCAACAGACATGGCTTTCTGGCGCAACGAACAGACGTACACCCAGATCGAGCACAGTGTGTTCGACAAGGTCGAGCGCACCAAGGCACTGGTCATGACCAGCGCCGCCCTCAACCCGATCACGACCGGCGCGCGGGAGAAGTACCGCATCCATGCCGGCACACCCATCGGCCCCATCGGCAACGGCTTCGTGTCGCCGATCATCCGCAGCCGCATTGTGGCGCCCGCCCCGAGCGGGTCCACCAGCGTCTACGTTGACGACGTGACGGGCTTCAAGGCTGGCGACGTGCTGCTGTACTTCTCGACCCTGACCGGCACCGCCGCCGCCGCGACCGTCTCGACCGTCACCGACGCCTCCAACCTCATCACCCTCACGGACGCGATCACCGCTTCCGCTGGTGACTACATCGAGGTCGCGGCCAATGGCGCGCATGGCAACACCACCGCCGCCAACCCGACGCAGACGCCCGACGTGTTCATCCTCCTGGAGGATGTGGACGTGCTGTCCCCAGATGGCGCGACGCTCATTCCCGTGCCCTGCGTGGGCGTGGACGCGGGCGTTATTCGCGTGGGCAACCTGACCGGCCAGTGCTGCGCGACGTTTGACAACATCAACCTGCGCGCGCAGTTGCCGGACATCCGCTTCGACAACACGACGGTCGGTAGCTAGACCAACGCAAGCCGCGCCCCGAACGCAACGCGAGCCGCCCCTATCAAGGGCGGCTTTTGTGGTTCTGGCGGCGCGGCGCACGAAAGGAGAGACAAAGCATGGTTGCATTGGAACTGCAGGCTGTGAACCTGGAAGCCCTGTACACCAAGTTTGCGAGTTACGCTTCGCCGCTGGCGAAGTACTTCACGCCGCTTGGCGCGACGACTCCGGGCAACACGATCAGCTATGACATCCTGTCCTATCGGCGCAGCATGTCCCCGCTGACTTCGTATGGCGCCCCGGCCACGGTCGGGAAGATGCCGACTGTCGGCAACGTGTCCTACAAGGCCATCACCACGAAGCAGAAGATGGAATTGCCCCTGGAGATTCTGCGCAATGCCCGTGACGCCGGTTCGCTCAATGCGAACGAGCGCGCGCATGTGGCCCGCGCGGTTATTCAGGTGCGCATGAACATCGAGCGCCGACTGGACTGGCTGCGGGCGCAGTGGCTGACGGGTGGCGCGATGCTGTCGAGCGCAGGCGTGGCTCCGGTTGAGCCCAGTGGCACCGCCTACCTGGACGTGCCGTCGTTGTCCAACAGCACGCCGCTGTCGGTAGGCCTCGGCTACACCGCGTCGCACATTGACGCGGGCGCTACGGCCTCGTGGGCGACGAGCACCACGGACATCCTGGCCGACCTGGACGCCGCCCGCGCCAAGATCGCGCTGGACAGTGGCATCGAGAACGCCACCCGCGTCATCTGCAACAGCGTCGTGTGGAACTATGTTCTGCGCAACGACATGGTGCAGAGCAGCATCGAGAAGGCCAATGCCATCGCGGCGCGCGGCGCGATGCAGGGCCAGTTGCCGGTGCTGTTCGGGTACGAGTGGGATGTCATTGATTCCTACATCCCCTTCGATGACGAGACGATGGCAACGGACACCGGGGGCCTCGGGCTGTTCAAGCTCATCCCCGACAACGTAGTCATCATCACGACCCCCGACAACATCCGCGCCGGGCGCATTCTGCGCGAGTGCAAGCCCGACGACTACAACGCGGCCGACAGCGACCGTGGCATCTACCCGTGGTCTGACGTGCAGCCCGAGCATCCGCACCAGCCGAGCGCCGGGTTTACGTGGACCGGCGGCGTGGAGTGTGCGGTGCCGGACAGCACGTACATCTACACGAATGTCACTCACACGAGCTAGGCGGGTGCGTCGTGAGGCGTGAGAGGTTGGAATAACCGACAAGCCATCATCCCCGGCACCATCGCCGGGTAGCCCTCCCAGGCGGGACACGGGGGCCTTCGTTGCGACGGAGGCCCCCGCTCCTTTGGGGCGGGCGACACGGGACGCATTCCCTGGGAGGGAAGCAGAGATGAGCAAGCTCTTCGCCGCCGTCATCCTCGCCTGCAACGAGCAGGAAGTTCTGCCGCGCCTGCTTGATAGCATCGCCGACGTGGCCGAACTGTATATCAGCGTTGACGAGGCCTCCATCGACCAGACCGAGGCCATCGCCCATCAGTACACAGAGCACGTCTACACCCACAACCTTGCCGCCGCACCGGGCGGCTGGGCGGAGGTGCGCAATGGCCTGCAAGAGCGGGCGGAAGAAGCCTCGGCGCTAGACTGGTTCGCGTGGCTGGACCCCGACGAGTGGCTGGCCGAGGGCAAAGCAGGTCTGACGCGTGTGTTCGCCAAGGCCGAGGAACTCAAGCGCACCGGACTAATGGTGCGCATGGTGGACATTCCGGCGGGGGCCGAGCCGGGTGTGCGCGGGGCGACGTGGCAGAACTGCAAGTTCTTCAAGCGCGGGCAACGGTTTGCGCGGCGGCGACACGAGCACTTGCCGGTGGGGGAGCCGCGTGCCACCTGTTTGCAGCTTGTCATCCACCACCAGAAGCTACAGCGACAGGACGTGCAGGAGCGGTGCGCGGCCCTGAAGACGGACTTGGCGGCGCTGCAGGAGGACTGGCACGAGTGGCATGACATGCGGGCCGCCTACTACCTGGGAGAGGCCTTCCTGCAGAGCGGCGACGTGCCCACGGCGATGTTGTGGCTTCAGCAGGGATTGACGTTGCCCGAGACGATTGCGGGCGCACGGTCGCAGCTACACGCCGGGGAGTTCGCCGGGCACCGCAAGCTCCACAACTATGAAGACGCGGTGAGGGCAACACATGCCCGGTGGGCCTGCGACTGGCGGGATGGCCGCGACTGCGCGTGGCAGTTAGGCAGCGTGGCCGCCGATGAAGGCCAGTACGATGCTGCTGAATACTGGTTCCGCACGGTGCTGGCAATGCCCGAGACGGAACCCGGACTTAATCAGGTACTGTCATCGTCGCCGGTTGAACTGGCGAACTTCGGGTTGGCGTTCACGTTTGCGCGGCGCGGCAAACTCACAGAGGCACACAACTACCTGCGGGTAGCGGAGCGGTTCGGCCCGCGCCCCGAGTATCAGGCCCTGCGCGCGCAACTAGTAGAGGCGGTGAAGCAAAGTGGCTGACGCCTGGGCGACGGTAGGGGACATCAAAGACGACCAGCTTCCGAACGCGGCGGACTTCCTGGGCGGCATTACAGATCACGACGCCTACCTGACGCAGAAGATCGAGGAAGCGACCGACGAGGCCAAGAGCTATCTGATGCGCTTTCACCACTTCTTCGCCTCGTGGACAGCAACCACTGTGCCCCGGAAACTACGCGCGGCCATCGTGACTGTCGCCATCCACTACGTCACGAGCCGCATAACTAAAGTGGCTTTGACGACACAAGAGAAGACTACCTGGGAACGCAACTATGATCGCGTGATCTCGTGGCTGAAGGACCTGCAGAAGGGCGCGGCAGACCTCGATGTAGAGTGGCCTATGGCGTCTGACGATACCAGCGGCCATCGCATGGTAGTGGGCGGGCCATCCGCGCCGGTAGTGAGGTAGACCAATGAGCGGTTCCGACATCCTAGTACTTCTGGCGGTGGCCGCCGTGTTGGTAGTGTTGGGGCGCTGGTATCTATGGCGAAAGGTCCTGTAGATGGAAACCGGGCTGACCGTTGACATTGACGACCGCGAGTTCGAGGGTCGGCTGCGGAACATCTACCAGCAGCTACAAGCTGGCGCGCAGTCGCGCGGTCTCATGCGGGCCATCGGCTACTACATGCGGCGGCGGACGCTAAAGCACTTCGCCGACGAAGAGGACCCGTGGGGCGAAGCTTGGGAGCCGCTGGCCGAGTCTACCTTGGCGCGCCCGCTTGTTAAGGACAAGCGCAAGCGGGGCAACCGCAAGATTCTACATGGCCGCACGGGCGACCTGCGCGGCAAGATACAGTCTCTCTCCGACGAGACATCGGCCGAAATCGGCACCAATATCTTCTATGGCATCTTCCACCAGGAAGGTGCACCCCGCGCGCGCATTCCGGTGCGGGCCTTCCTGGGCGTAGCCGATGAGGACGCCGAAGGCATCTACGATCTGGCGTGGGCCTACCTTGTGCGCGCGACGAACGGGTAGCACCCAACGGGATGTCAGCCACCACCATCCTCGCCCTCGCGGCGGGGCTTTCTGATTCGGGGTCATCATGGCAATCGCCTACAACGAGTTTGACGCCCGCGTGGACGCGATAGTAGCGGCCTTCCAGGCCCAGCGCAGCGGCACCCTCGGGCGTGAGTTGCCGTCGCCGGTAACGGTGCACAAGGGTCCATACCGCGACCCCGAGCCCAGCGCCGGCAACTTCGCGGTGTTCATATCGCGGCAGGCCAACCCCGATGTGAAGTACGACATGGGCCAACAGACCGCCGACGTGACGATGCGCGTCTATGTGGCGGCGGCCAGCTATTCCCTCGCGGACGAAGCCGACCTGGAGGGTTACATCAATGTCTTTTCCGCCAATGTCATGGCGCTCCTGTTTTCGCTCGTGAAGAAGACGGGCACGGGCGGCTGGTACAAGGGCATATGGCGGGGCAGCGTGGCCGACGAACTCCGCACCGAAAAGCAGCAGACCGTGGAGCTAGAGGTCCACGTATTCGACGTGACCTTCGAGGTGAACTATGCCTAAGACAGACCGCGATGCCATCACGCAGATAGACCCGCGCGGACGTGGGATCGCCCAGCATGTACGCGACCTGGGCAAGCGCAAGGCGGCTGCCGCCGCCGAGGCGTCCAAGCCATCCCCCGCACCGCCTGCCGAACCCGCACCCACACCAGTGACCAAGAAGGACGGTGAGTAACCATGCCATACGTTGGACTTGACTGCGCCATGCTCACAGGCCCGACCGCCGCTGCCTTTGACCGCATCGCTTCCGGCGAGATTGGCTTCGACCAAACCCTGGAGCACCTAACGGGGGCGGGCGGCGACGACTCCGTTGTCTACTCCATGATAGAGCCCAAGGGCAGCGCCGAGACGTGGCTGCAGACCACGACGCTACTGGACTGCGTGACCAAGAGCGCGAACAACGCCCTGCCCACGCAGATTGCCCAGATTGATGGGGGCGTGCTCGGCGAGCAGATGATGAAGCAAACCGAGTGCTACATCAATACCTGCAAGCTGTCCTGCGAGATTGGCGGCGCGGTGAAGGCAGCCTACGATTGGCTGGCCCTCGGCATGACCGCCAGCGCCGTGACAACCGCCGCAGAAGCTAAGGCCAAGAACCTCATGCTGCTGTGGCACGGCGCTACTACCGAAGTGGACGGCGTGACCTTCTCGTGTCAGTCGTGGGAAGTCACGGTGGAGAATGGCCTGAAGCTACACACCAGCCTGGACGAGAAGGCGGCAGGCATGGAGCGTTTCCCCGAGGCCATCACGCCGGGGAACCAGAAGGTCAGTTTGACCGCCGAGTTCAAGGCCGCGCCAACTGTGGACTTTCTGGTGGCGATCCCCGACACGGTAACCTTCGCCTTCTCGGCCGTGAACACGGAGGTGTCAGCCAAGACCTTCCTGCTGACTGTCGGCGCGCTGCACCCGGTGGGTATGCCGGTCAAGATCGCGGCGGGCGAGGACGAAGTAACCTGGAGTATGGACCTGGAGGCGGACTATAACGACCTGACAGCCTTTGACTACTCGCTGGGCTAGACGAGGAACCAGCCTGGGAGGGCAAGATGAACAAGCCGGAGGGATACTACAACCACGCGCGCCCCGAGGTCATGGCGCTGGTGCCGGATACGGCGCGGCGGATACTCGACGTGGGTTGCGGGACCGGGGCGCTAGGGGCCGCGTTGAAGGCGCGGCAGGAGTGCTACGTCGAAGGCATCGAGCCAGACGAACATGCAGCGAAAATGGCCGACACCAACCTTGATCGCGTATTCATGGGGCATGTTGAACTATGGGGGGCGGGGCATCGCGAATCGCCCCCATCATTCGACTGTATCGTCTG